AGTTTTCTTCTGTGTACTTGTGCCCTTGCGGGCATTGTTCTTTTTTATGAACTACTGCCATTGTGTAAGACCTCCTAGCAGGCTATTTACCTGCTAGGAGAATCTTACCACTGTTTAGGCTAATTGGTCTCGATTATTACTACGCTTTGGTCAGTAATAAGGCCAAGACCGAAGATTGAGTACCAAGCCAATGCGTGCTCACGGCCGAAGTCGAGAATACCGCCATCGCGGAGTTCAACTGGAAGTGAGATAGCGTGACCAAAGGCGTTGTCACCAATCATAATTGCGGCATAGCGGTCAGAAAGACCATTACCTGTTAGGGTTGCAGGAGTTGTGTAACCTCCACCGGGAACAACTACTGGGTTAGCAACAGCGGTATCTGTTGTGTAGTTGGTTCCGGCTCCACCAGTGACTTTGAGAACCTGAGTGGTCTCAATGAACACAACGTCATACAGACGTCCGATTTCACCGAGCATGAAGTTGCCGGGAGCGGCGTACTTCGTTACTTCGATGAACTCAGGGTTATCACGCAGAGTACGGCTCTGGTGAGGGTGCACGAAGCACACGTAGGTTTCGCCCAACCTTGGGATGTTCTTGGTAGCAAGGGTCTCAACAGTGTCCTTAATGACGTGAGGTGTCAAATAAGCGGCACCGGTCATTCCAGCACGGTTGGCCGCAAAGGTTCCATAGCCATACCAGTTGTTAACAGCAGACGATACAGATGAGCGGTCTTCACCATAAAGGGTAGAAGAAGCAGCATAGAGAGTATCGCGTGAAAGTTGGTCAAGATAGATAGCCATGTTACGGCCAAGAAGACGAGAAGCCGAAGCCATAACGTCATCGAAAGAGGCGTTGAGCAAGAGTTCTGATACAGCAAGAGCATAGCCATGCTCTGTTACTGTGATAGAAAATTGCTGTGCTGTGAGTGCGTTTGTCTGCATACGGACACCTTCAACGAGAGGTGAAGCGAATCCGAGGTTGTTGTAACGCATAAAGTTAATTTGAAGACCGGGGGCTACGCCGAGTTCAGTCTTCTTTACCGCAAATTGCTCAAAGCGAAGGATAGGCATTGCTTGGAACAAGATTTCCTTGGACCAGATTGTCTGAATCGCTTGAGTCAACTGGGTATTAGTACCTGAGTACGCTGTAGGTGCAGCGGCTAGGTTTCCTGTACCAGTAATTCCTGATGCCATTTGGCTTTGACTCCTTGTTAGTAGGTTTAGTTAGTTAAGTTTTATCCCAGTATGCCGCTGGTTTTACCTTGCGCTCTTTGGCTCAGTATCTGCGGGCGGATTTTTGCGTATTCATTCATCGGCATTGCCGCAATTTCTGCGGCAGTGAACTGACGTGATTCCAAATTAGTTTCCAACGGTCCAAACCCGGGATTGGTCGCTCTTGTTCCCGGCATTGCTTGTCGCTGTGCCTGTGCAGTTGCCTGCACATCTCCCAAAATACTGTTGGATTGCTCTGTCCAGTATGCGACGCTTTGGTTTAACTCTTCCGGAGTATTGCCTTGGATGGAGTTAATTAACTGAGGAATAATGCTGTCACGGTTCTGCTCAATAAGTTGTTGGCGGTATGTTTGCAGTTCAGTAAACTTACGTTCTTGGTCTAGAAGGGCGAAGGCCGCTTCGCGTTCTTGACGCTCGCGTGCCAACTGCTGACGCAACTCTTCGGCTGTCTCCTTGGCATAATCCTTTGCAGTGGACTCTTCCAATAGTCTTGCCTTTTCAGCGGCCTCTCTAGCAGCATTTTCTTCTGCTTCTTTGGCCTGCTGACGTGCTAGTTGCTCTTCTCTTTCTTTTTCATAAGCGCTAACCTTCGTCTTGAGTTCTTCAATCGAAGTGTAGAGTTTATCTTTTTCCTGTGACCGGACTCGGTTCAAGTCATCTTCCGTGTAGAACTTCGTTCCCGGAGTTTGTACTGGAAGAGTGTTGACGTAGCCCGAGTTAGCAGTAAGCGCTCCAGCGCCTAACGCTTCATTAAGACCAGTTTGCAACCCTGTTGGGTCGCCTGCTTGTGAGTTTCCTGCTTCTGTCATTGGGTATCCTTTTTATCCTAGGGGTCGTTTTACGATGTAGTAGCCCGTGTGACCTAACTTTGTTAGTACAGTCTTTATTCTGACAACAGATGGTCAAATTGTCAGGGTAAAGTCTTTTATTTTTCGTAGTCCTCTGGAACTCTTCGTTGTGGAATCTTTGTTCCATAGGCGTCCGTTACTAGACGAGAGCGGACTGCTTCGTTGCCGATTTGGGCCGCGATAGTTGCATCATCTAGCAATTCTGGTTTTGTTGGTGGTGGCACCATTTCATCTGCACCGCCGGCGCCTCCGCCCCCCGCGGGTGCTCCACCCGGACCTGCACTAGTTGGCAGTGAGCCAGTAAGAGCCAGAATGTCTTGCTCAATCTGGGTTTGAATGAGTTTAAGAGCACCGTCAGCCATAGCGTCATCTTGGAGTTCTTGACGAATCTCTGTGAGTTTCTCAGCAGGGAAGGCTTCACCAAGGGCACGCAGAGCACCTTCTTTAGACTCAAAGCCAAGGGACAACTTGGTTTGGATTTCATTGAGAGCAATGAGTTTGTCAAGAGGAAGTGGCTGTGGAAATACGACGTTAGAACGGAAAGTAATGGGGTCATTAACATCTAGTTGAGCCACTTGGCCGGGGCGCAAAGGAACTGTGCTAGTTGATTCGTCCCAGATAAAAGTCTCTGGTTCTTTAAGAGCAAGGCTTAATAGGATAAGTTCATTGACGCGCTCTAGGCCATGTGCATACTGAATAATTTTCTGGTGGTAACGGTTCATCAAAGGCTGGAACTGAATAGAAAGTGCGACGCCTGAGGTGTTAGAAATAGGAGTGGCTTGGCCAAGAGCGGTTTCTGGAACACCAATCATTTCGTGCATGGCCTTTTTAAGCATGGCCAAAAGTTCCATGGCGCCTTTTAGTCCTTCGGCTCCACCCTCAAGATTTTGGATGACAGCATCTTTTGGTAGGCTCCAGACTTTGTTGGCTCCCTTTTCAAGTTGAGAAGCCTTTGCTCCAGTAATAACTGTGACCGGTGCAGCGTGATAATTAACAATGTCGGCAATGTCAGTAGCAACTTCATTGTAAGCGCGATTAATGTTAATAAGGTCGTTACAGTCAGAAAGACCCCAAGGGCTACCACTGATACGAACATTCGGAATGTGAATAACAGGAATAGTGCCAAGCGGATTAGGGCGCGAGTCAATAAGTTCATCGTTGATGTACTCCTCAATGACATCATCCGTAAGAATCTCTGTGTAGGTAAATACTTGACGAGTACCTTCTAAAGATGTGCCCCAGAAACGGTACTTCAACTTAAAGCGCACAAGACGTTCGCGGTCATGGGGGTGAAACTCGGGAAATGCAAAAGAGGAGTTAAGAGGCAGGATACGAACGCGGCCGGGATGGTTTCTACCTGCTGGGTCTCTCCACGCCTCTTCATAAGCAACTTTAATAAAGCAGTCACCAGAGACTGTTCCTTGCTGCCCAATCTCCCAAAGGACAGTGGCTTTATTGTTGTCTACTTCCCAGACACGCTCTAACAAGTCCGGAACGATGGCTTCCGTTTCTTTTGGGGAACGAAAGGAAACCCCCTTGCCAAAAGTAAAGTTGATAATAAAGTCAGTAAAAGCGCGGTAATAGTTAAGGACCAACTGTGTCTCGCCTGTCTGACGGCGATAACTCCAATGATGACCTAGGTACCTAATACATCGCCCAGTTGAGACTGTAGCGATTTAAGCGCGGACCGTGGACTTCAAATTCTTCATCTGCAAGTTCAACAAGACCTAGTGGGCTAATTGAAATAGTTAAGTCGCTTGATGCGGCTCTGTACGATGGGGGTGAAAAATCTATTCCTGACATTGCGCTGTAGCACCTCCCCTCTGTCCGTGAGGGGCCGAAGCCCGGGATGCACGTAATGCTCGCACATCGTTAGCAATTTTATCTTTTATTTCATTTGTAAAAGGGTTAATAGAGCCTTTTCTACTATTGCACTCTTTGCATGAGGGCTTAAGGTTGTTACGATTATGTAAACCACCTTTTGATAATGGAATCACGTGGTCCCATTGGACGATTTCAAGATTTACTTGACAAATCCAACAAGTGTTATTGTTCTTTTGTAAAATTTGGTCAAAAACAGCGGAAGATACTTTTTCTACAACACCTGTGTAAGAGGTGGCTCTTTTTTGAGCGCGTCTTGCTTTATTTAAGCGCACCCTGTATGCAGACGTTTTAGAAAGACCATGTGTAGTCATTATTTTTTGTACTTGCTCAGTGTGCAGGCACCCGCAAGACGAAGTGTTACCATTTTTTACAGAGTATGGAACTAAAAAAGTAGTTGCCCCACATAAACACAAAAACTTTTGATAGCAACGGTTTCTTCCGTCGGGTCGTTTACGCATGTGGTACTCATCTGTTGCAGTTAACCGTCCAAAAGTTATACCTATAGGCAGCAAAGTTGGGGCAGTACGCTTATTAAGCGTCTTTACCATTCTTTAACTTCCTTTCTGGTCATTGGACAATTCTAGCATGAATGTCTATAAATCTATAAATAGACAATTAGCGAAAGTGCTCGCCCTTAATAAGGTTTCTACCAACAGGCTTAGTAACCTTTTTCTTTTTGGCGGCTTCTTCCTTCTCTTGCTTTTCATGCTCGTAATCACGCATACGTGGGTCAACGTCTTTAGCGGACTCTACAAATTTACCGCCGAGTTGTAGGTAACGTGAATGAATCCAGTGAGCCTTAGCAGGGGAGTTTTTAGAAAACTTGGCACCCGCTTGGGCGGTAATGGTGTTCCAAAGTTTTGGGTTGGCCGGAAGTTGCTTTGGCCCTTGCTTTACTTCTTTACCTTGAATCAGTGCCATGAAAAGTCCTTAAAGTTAGTTCCCACCCCTACTGCGATGTCGGGGTCGCTAAGAGGTGGGAAACTTTATTTTCTGTTAGTCGTGAACGACTGCTGGATTTCCGGCCTTCTGTGGGCCACCACTGCGGAACTCTTCTTCAATGCGGTTATCGCCAAAGTCAGCGAAAGCGCCCTTAGCAAAGTTTGAGATGTGGTCAGGAGCCTCTGTCCAAGCGGCAGAACCTACGTGAGCACGCTCACGCATTGTCTCTTCTGGAAGTTTCTCAAAGACATTCTTGTTGTGGTTAGGACGAGAGCCGGGAATGTAGCCGGACATAGCGCCCTTGGTAAAT